CTCGTCACGGGCGCAGACGCCGTCGCGCAGGACATCAATTTGCGGGTCGCCTTGTTCAAGGGCGAGTGGCCGCTCGACACCCGGGTCGGCATTGACTACCGCACGCTCTTCTTCGACCGGCGGCCGCCCGATCAAGTCGTGAAGGCCGTCTTCTCGCAAGTGCTGCGCGAGACCGGCGGAGTCGCGAGCGTCGACCGGTTGACGGTCGCGTTCTCGCGCGCGGAGCGTGCGCTCAACATCTCGGCGACCGTCACCGCGACCGACGGAACGGTCGTGCCGATATACCGCGACGTGCTCGTGACGCTCGACCCGCCGAGCTCGCAACCGCAAGCGACGCCCACAACGGCCGGCTTCACAGGGGGCACATGAGCGGTCTCACTCCGCAAGGCTTCGTGGCGAAGACAGTCGCCGAGATTATCGCCGAGCTGCAAGCGGCGCAGAAGTCGACCGTCGACGGCTCATTGAACACTAGCGCGACCGGCGTGCTCGCGAATGTGAACATGGCCATAGCGTTGCAGCTCGCGGCGTGCTGGGAAGCCGTCGCCGAAGTCTACGACGCGCACGACCCGGCAAGCGCCGAAGGCATCGCAGCCGATGCGAACGGCTCGCTCGTCGGCGTGCCGCGCCTACCCGCGACGAAGGCACTTGTCACGCTCCACCTGACAATGGCGCCTAACACGCTCGTCCCGACGGGCAGCGTAGTGTCAGACCCAACGCGACCGAGCGTGCGCTTCGTGACGCTCGCCGACGCCATCACGGCGACCACCGCAACGAGCTACGACGTCGCAGCAGCCGCGGAAACGGCCGGCGCGCTCACGGCCGGCGCCAACACACTGACGAAGATTGAAAGCCCCGTATCGGGGTGGACGGCCGTCACGAACCCGCTTACCGCGATCCCCGGGCGCAACGTCGAGACGGACGAAGAGTATCGCATCCGCCAGGCCGAGCTACGCGCGACAAGCCAGGGCTCGACGCTCGAAGGCATCGTCGCCGACGTTCGCTTGCTGCCGAACGTCATCACGGCGACCGGCTCGGAAAACGTCACCGACGCCATCGTCAACACGCTGCCGCCGCACAGCTTCGAGATCGTGGTCTCTGGCGGCGTCGACGACGCCATCGCGCAAAGCATCTGGCGCAACAAGCCGGCCGGAATAGAGACGTTTGGGTCGACCACTGTCACGATCACAGACACCGAAGGCGTGACGCACTTCGTGCGCTTCACCCGGCCGACGCAGAAGATCGTCAACATCAACTACGCCGCGACGACTAACGCGAGCTACGTGCCGCTGAGCATTCGCGCCGCGCTCGAGCTCGCGAGCGTCGACCCGACCGACCCGGCGCACTTCGGCATCGGCTTGCCCGTCTACCTCGTGAGACTGCTCGCCATCGCGTCCGAAGTGGTCGGCGTCGTGAACGTGACGCTCGACTTCGCGCTCGCGCCGGCGCTGCCGCCTGACGCAATCCCGACTTCGCCCGACAACGTGCTCGCCATTGGTACGCGCGAAGTCGCGACCTTCGCCGGCGCCAACTGGGTCGGGCCGTGACGCTCGAGCACAACACGCAAGTAGTCGCGCAGGGGCAAGCGCTGCCGATATACGACCTTCGCTTGCCGAAGTTTCTTGCGCTGCTCTCGACCTATCTCGTGCAGATTCAACAGCTCGAAGACGCCATATACGACGTCTTCGTCGGCACCATGTTGCCCGCAGCCGTCGGCGACGCACTCGACATGCTCGGCGAGCTCGTTGGGCAACCGCGCGCCGGCCGCGACGACGCAACCTATAAGCTCTGGATAACCGCGCGAGTCATGCTCAACGACTCAAGCGGCCGGCCGCCGGATATTCTCGGCATCGCGCAAGCCATCATGCCGCCGAGCGGCACGATCATACTTACAGAATACTTCCCGGGCGCATTCAAGCTCGAGCTGCTCGGCGTGACGATAGCGACCACGGGGCAACAGCTGCACGAGCTCTTCCAACAGGCGAAGGCGGCCGGCGTGCGCATCGACGTTGTCTACTCGTCGGCAAGCGTCGGCGAGCAGTTCACGCTCGGCAGCGCGGCCGTGACACCGGACATCAGCATTACTCAAGGCTTCGCGGACATCGCGCAAACGACCGGCGGCAAGCTCGCCGGTGTGGTGTAGAGATGGCAATCACACTCACCTTCGATCAACCCGACGCAGGCATACCCGCCGGCAGCGTCGACCGCGGCCGGACCGACATCAAGAGCACCGGGGCAATCGGCTCGCCGCGCGCACACCCAGTGACGATCACGGTCGGAAACATCCCGACGGCGGCGCTTGTCGACGTCGTGCTGTTAGACGAGCCGCCGGGCGCCAATCCGCTACTAACAGAGCTCGCGCCGGAGACTTGGCGGCTCGAGTTTGACGTCGGATGTTGGGGCCCGTTCCGTGTGCGCGTGACTGCGACGGCAAGCGACGCCGTCGTGTCATCAGTCACGCGACGCATAAGCATTCGGTCGCCCGGCTACCACATCGACTATCCGGGGCTCGCCGAGCGCTACGACCCGAACGCGACCGCCGTGCCGACCGTGCCATCGGTCGAAATCACGGAGATGAACGAAGGGTCAACGAACCGGCCGCTCGTTGACTTTCACCGACAGCTTGTCGTCGCCATCGAAGGCGGCGTCGGTGGGGGCGGAGTCATACCCGACGGCAGCATCACCGAAGAGAAGCTCGCGCCGGAGCTCTCCGACAACCTTCTGCGCGCCGACGGCACGATACCGTTTACCGCCGACCAGAATGCCGCCGGCAACACGGTCGCGAATCTCGGCACGCCGACCGCTGCCGGCGACGCCGTGCCGCTGTCGTATCTAAATGCATCCTTCGTGCTGTCGGGCATTCGAACGCCGGTGCGGCTCGTCGCGACCGTGCCGATCACGGCTTCGAACACTCAAGTAGTCGACTCGAAGCCGACCGTAAACGGCGACCGCGTGCTGCTCACCTCGCAGGCTTCGCCGGTCGACAATGGCATCTTCGTCGCCAACGACGCCGGCGCATGGCTGCGCGCGACCGACGCCGACGCGAGCGTCGACATGCTGCCGGGCGTTGTCGTCTTCGTGACCGATGGCACCGAGCACGCCGAGAGCGGCTGGATACTCGCGACCGACGCACCCATCGCGCTCGGCACTTCGCCGCTTACGTACGCGCGCTTCACGGGCGCCGCGCAGCTTGTCGCCGGCGACGGCTTGACGAAGACCGGCAACTCGGTCGACGTCGTCGCGCACGCCGACGGCTCGATCGCCGTGTCTGCCGACGCCGTGCAGGTCGGCACGCTCGCGACCGATGCGCAGCACGGCGCCCGGGGCGGCGGCACGCAGCACGCCGCAGCCGTCGCCGGCGGCGCTTCCGGCTTCCTCACGGGCGCCGACAAGACCAAGCTCGACGGCGTCGCGAGCGGCGCCGCTGCACTCACGAGCTCGGCGCCGGCGAACGTCGGCACGACGGCCGCTGTAGGCGTCGCCACAACGGCCGCTCGAGCCGACCACGTGCACGCGCACGCAGCGCAGACCGACGGCACGCTGCACGCCGCTGCGACGCCGAGCGTCGCCGGTTTTCAGTCAGCGGCCGACAAGACGAAGCTCGACGGCATCTCGAGCGGTGCCGCTGCACTCTCGAGCACGACGCCGGCGGCCGTGGCGTTTACGGGGACCGTCGGCGTCGGCACAACGGCCGCTCGAGCCGACCACGTGCACGCGCACGCAGCCCAGACCGACGGCACACTGCACGCCGCTGCGACGCCGAGCGTCGCCGGTTTTCAGTCAGCGGCCGACAAGACGAAGCTCGACACCATCGCAACGAGCGCCGCAGCGCTCACGGCGACCGCGCCGACGCAAATCACCGTCACGACCGCGGCCGCCGGCGTCGCGACAGTCGCAGCCAAGGGCGACCACGTGCACAGTGTGTCGACGGGCGCACCGTCGGCGCTCGCCGTCGGCGGCGCACAGAGCACCGGTTCGGCGACGTCGCTCGCTCGAAGCGATCACCAGCACGCGATGCCGGCCGTCGCGACAACGGGCGCCGACGGCTTCATGTCGGCGGCTGACAAGACCCGGCTCGACGGCATGGCAACGGCCGCCGCCGCGCTCACTTCGACCGCACCGGTCAACGTCGACAACGCAGCGGCCGCTGTCGGCGTCGGCACGACCGCTGCGCGGCACGACCATCGGCACACCGTGAGCATCGGCACGCCCGTCGCTCTCACCGTCGGCGGCACGAATGCGCAGGGCTCGGCGACGTCGCTTGTCCGAAGCGACCACACGCACGCGATGCCGGGCGTTGTGACACCGAGCGTCGACGGCTTCGCTTCGGCGGCCGACAAGACGAAGCTCGACGGCATCGAGACCGGCGCGCAAGTGACGAGTTTCGCGCGCGTGCAGACCGCGCTTGCGGCCGCGAGCTCGCCGGTAAGCTTCAACTCGCAGAAGATTACGAACGTACTCAACCCGACAGCCGATCAGGAAGTCGCGACGAAGAGCTACGTCGACGCCGTCGCTTCGGGGCTCGACCTCAAGACGTCGTGTCGGCTCGTTGCGACGACTAACGTCACGGCAAGCGGCGTCCAGGTTATCGACGGCGTGACGACGGCGACCGGCGACCGTTTGCTCTTAACCTCGCAGACTGCACCGGCGACAAACGGAATATACGTGGCTTCGGGCGTTACGTGGTTGCGCGCAGCAGACGCCGACGTGTCGGCCGAAGTGACTTCGGGGCTCTACACGTACATCACCGAAGGCACGGCGAACGCAGACAGCGGCTGGGCTCTCACAACGAACGACCCGATCGTGCTTGGCACGACGGCGCTTGTGTTCACGCAGATATCGGGCGCCGGGCAAATCAACGCCGGCGGCGGCATGACGAAGACGGGCAACACGCTCGACGTCGTCGCGCACGGCGACGGCTCGATCGTGGTCAACGCCGATAACGTGCAGCTCGGCGTGATTGCGACCGACGCGCAACACGGCGCACGCGCCGGCGGCACTACGCACGCAGCGGTCATCGCCGGCGGCGCATCCGGCTTCATGACCGGGACCGACAAGACCAAGCTCGACGGAGTCGCAACGAGCGCGGCCGCGCTCACGAGCTCGGCGCCGGCGAACGTTGGCACGACGGCCGCTGTCGGCGTCGGCACGACGGCCGCTCGAAGCGACCACGTGCACGCGCACGCAGCGCAGACCGACGGAACGCTGCACGCAGCCGCGACAACGAGCGTCGCCGGCTTCCTCTCGAGCGCGGACAAGGCGCGACTCGACGGGCTTGTCGCGAGCTACAAGACCGCCGTCCGCGTCGCTTCGGTCGCGCATATCTCTAACGTCGACATACCCGGCAACCAACCCAGCACCGTCGACGGCATCGCGCTCGCTCTAAACGACCGCGTGTTAGTCAAGGACCAAGTCACGGTCACCAACGCCAACGGACTGTACTACGTGACCGTAGTCGGCACGGGCGCAAACGGAACGTGGCTGAAAGCGCAAGACGCCGACAACGTCGGCGAGCTCGTTGCCGGCTCTCTCGTGTACGTCGCCGAAGGCACGCAGGCCGGCCAATGGTGGCAGCTGTCGACGCTCGGCACGATCACGCCCGGCACTACGGCGCAAGCATGGGTGCGACAGACGCACTCGCTCGCGAGCTCGGCGCCGGCCAACGTCGGCACGGCCGCAGCCGTCGGCGTCGGCACGACGGGCGCTCGAAGCGATCACGTGCACGCGCACGGCGCACAGACCGACGGCACGCTG